ATAAGGACGGAAGCGCGTGAACATACTTTTATTGGTGTATTTGCTGGCATTTCTTCAACCTATATATTGGAGTTAAAGGGGGCCGAAGCCCCCTAAAATATTAGTTGTTGTCAAGAACTTCGTAAACACCATTGTTGTCGATTACTACTGAACCCATTGACATCATTGATGTAGCTAGGTGTGCAACCTTCTGTGGTACATAGTTAAGCTCTGTTTGAACATCAGAGTTAATACCGATACCAACTGATGATGTATGGTATGCAAAGTTTTTACCACCAGCAACAGCAGACGTTGAGAAGATCTTAAATCCTAAGAACTCTTTCATTGTCATACCACCAGCAAATGGTAGGCTTTGTGGCCCAACATAGTCACTTGATGCAAACTCGTTAATGTTAAACAAGTCTGTATATCCAGCTGGAGACATAGCAATATAACGCTGTCCGTCTTCTGGAATGTCTGCTGTACCCATTGTTTCAAACAATGTTAGCAAGTCACCTTTTACTAGTGCGCCAGCTGTGTCAGCGATTTGCGTTGAGTTTGCACCAGCATCCATAGCTGCTGTAATTAACTCATCTGTTTTGCGGCCTAATGCAGCAGCAGCAGATTGAGCTACAACTTGACGCTCATTGATGTTGATCTTTAATTCGTCCAACTTATCAATGTATTCCGCTGCGTAGTAGTCAGCCATTGTGACTTCTACGTTAGTGTGCGCTAGTTCCATTGCTGTAACATCTCCGTTACGCGCTTTGGTTGACGCTGTGCCTGTTCCGATTTTTTGGAATCTTGCTACTGATGCAGATACATTTGTTGAACGTACTGTGTTGCGAAGCTTAGAACCCATGCGTTGATAAGCCATGTGAACTTCAGTTTCGAACTGCTTAATAAAAGCTTGGTCGATAGTATTAGCCATTTTCTTTTCCTAAATATAAAGTTTCGGTTACTCGGGTATCCGTTCCTTCACATCGACAAGGGTATCCAAATGGGCCTTTCAGTGCATCACGGGCCGTGATGTTTCACTATAAGCACTTTTTTGTGGGGAAATGCAACGCACAAAATCAACATAGTGGTTAGAATTAAACTGAGTTATACCTATTGCCTCAAAGCCTAACCATGCTGCCCAATCTAACATAAACTGGTGATCGCTCAATATACGCATAGACATTTCGTCCTGTGTTCTATCAAAAAATGTTACTAGCATACGCGATCCACGCGCTATAGATGTAAAGTTTTTCTTAATATTCTTAGAAAACATTGCAAAAAACTGTGGTGTTTCTCTACCATCTTCATACCAAAGCCCAGATATTGCAGTAAATACCTCACCTTCTTTGCGTACTAAGTAGCAATCAGAGTATTTCATCATCTCTTCAACGCATTCTCTGACATTTTGATAGCCAAGGAGATTTATCTCCCTGACATTTTCTGGTGCTAGGTTAGCAATAACCTCTTCAACATGATCTTTAGTAAAGGGTGTTAGGTAAAAGTTACCACGCTTTATTATCTTAGCTTCCATAAAGTTTCTTAAAGCCAGCCTCTACTTGCCGAACAAATGCAGGGTCATTCTTACTCCAATACCTTGGGTCTTGCATCATTTCCTTTAGACTGTCTTCACTTATTCCAGCCGCAGGTGTTGCATCTCCAGTAAAGGAACCATCTTTCATAGCTTCTTGTATTGCTTCCATAGCTATAACACCCTCATGGGTTTCCATCATACGCTCTATTGCTGGCATAGTTTCACTGGGGAAGAACTTGGTAGCAAACATTGAAGCTGACTCAATGCGCTGATCTGCGTTCTCCCCCAACTTTGCAGCTTCAGCATCAAGATCAGGAGCAGACCCATCCAATGCTTGAAGATACATCTCGATACCTTTTTCAAACTTATCTTGACCAAACCCACTATCAAATGATTGTTCAGCCCACCACTTGAGTAGCTCATTATCAACTGCTTCTTCATCATCTACAAAGTCTGGCAATGCATATTCACCAGCAGATGCAGGGCGTTCAGCGTTCTTTGTAGCGTCAAACTCTTCTTGGAACTGCGCACGTAAATCTTCTTCTTTAGTGCCTAGCTTAGACTCTAGCTCTTTATATGCTTTAGCTAAGTCTTCACCACTCTTATATTTCTCAGGCAGCCATTCTGGTCTAGCTGGAGCCGTATCCTCTGCAACTACAAAGTCACGCTCTTGTGTTTCACCATGTGTAGACTGCTCTGATTCTACTGGTATGTCATTCATTTGTTCTTACTCCTATGTGCATGTGATACACGACGCTCTAAAAGGCCAACGATATAACGCTGACCTTCATGATGCCGCAGTTCTTCTGTAGTCACATTAGGCCCATGTACCATTTCAATGGTAACGGAACGCAAATACTTTAAGACAGCCTCACCAGCAGGGGTACTAAATGTTTCAGCAATATTCTGGCTTATCTGTAGATCTTGACTTGTAGCTCTTTGATAACCATCGACTCCAATATTAACCTTGCTGTTCAATCATTTCACCCTGTTGTTGCTGCGCTTGTTGTTGCGCCATTTGTTGCGCTAATGCAGCTATTTGTTTACGCTGTTCTTCATCGCGAATCAAGCTTTCAGGAACACCAAACTTTTTAGCTAAATGTATAGCTGTTTGTTCACCATCAATTAGTAGCTGCAACATCTCTGGCCCAAATGTACCAGCGACCATCTCAAGGAAGCGACCAACACTAGAAATATCTTGGTTAGATTGCGCTTGAGCTAGCGGAGATACAGAACGTATCTTAACTTCACGTCCATTTACTGTTGGTACATCTATGCGTCCTTGCTTTTTAAGGATGTAAATAACGCGCTGTAGTACAGGTTGTACCAATTCAGCTTGTAACCTACCAAAAGCAGCACCCATACGCCTAGAAAGGTCTGCCATGCGCTCTGCTACTTCTGTTGCTGACGCTGGTGTTTTGTCTGGGTTGCCTAACATATCGTTATATAACGCACGTTTTATATTTTGACGCATATCTCCAAGCACTAACTGGGCTACATCAAAGTTTCCAGCTGCTCGAATAGGCTGCAATCCGCTAGAACCCATAGCTTTTGGTATGATAGATCCTGGGACTAACTGTATTGTATCTGGATTTATTACGCCATCATCTTCCATTTGGTATATGCCAGAGATAGCCATTTGTGCATTCTCAAGTATCATTTCAATGGTAAGATTTGTAGTTTTTATAGCAGATAATGCGTTAATTAGTGGGCCGCGACCATAAACTTCGCCAGCACATTTAGACCAACGGAAGCATATAAACGGATTCGAGCCGTTACCCTTCATTTGTTTGTAATTTAGTACAGTATTTGTAGTCATACAGAAGGCATAGCTTAGATAAGCCTCTTCATTCTTTACAGAATAGTCACGACATACAACTTCAAGTACAGTTGTTGTCTTATCTGACCCCATATAGTTCATAACTTTAGGGTCGAGCGTACCATTTGGATACATCATAGCTAGATGATCGTACTTTACACCCTTTCTTTCACGAAAAACGTGGTCAATTCTATCATCAGGGCCAGTATCTAGCACCACATGAGGCAATGGTATGGCAGAAAAGTTAACAGGAGCAAGTGCATCACCCTCTTCTACGCATAAAACACCAGTACCAACCGCTAAATCCATAAAGGATTCGTGTACTTCTTGGCTAAAATTAGAGTTTTGTAGTATCTCAAAGACGTATTCTGTTACTTCGTCAAGCTCGTTATCAACAGATTCACGCTGATTTGGAGGAACTTCACTACCAGCCATGAGATCAGCCCACCTAGCAAAATTAGGTACAAGCCCAGATTGGAGGCGACTAGCAAACTCTTGAACACCAACCACCGCAGTCTCGTCAAATATGCGGTCATCGCGTCTTTGCCCAGCAGTTTCAGCGTAAAAACTTTCACGTTGAGGCAGTGCATACTCATAGCACTCCTCGAACAACGGAACCCAGTTCTCGCGAAAGGACTTGGCTTTCTCATACTTCTGTATGTACTGCTTGGCTGTTTTATCCATTAACTAAACCGATCTAAAAATCCACCACCGCCAGCTCTAAACAAAGAACGGCGACCTGTACCGCCACGCATAGCTTTGCTTTCAGCGCGTGACTCTACTGCTTCACCAATATCTTCACGTTTTTTTTCTGCTTTCGCTTCAATTTCTTTACGCTTTGCATCTTCTGCTGCTATACGATCATCTGCTGCTCTCTTAGCTTCAGCATCTATATCAGCTTGGCTTCTTCTACTACCACCACCACACATGTTATTCTCCTTGGTTGTTTTACATTGGTTGGCATAGAAAAGAAAAGTTTTCAATGCACAATTTAGAGTCTTGACCACAATCCTTTTCTACGCTGTGGCTTATTTCTATTATCAAACACGTTAAACGAAGCGTTTGCTACTGTTGCAGTCGCTGGTTTTTGGTTGTTTATTAAGGCTCTGCCCTCTCCAGCACCTAACATTTGGTACTGTAGTGCATCATGTACGTGCGAAAACATATTTTTATCAGGTTTATCTGCGTATCTTTCGCCAGAAACCTCCATACGTCTGTACTGATACCCACCTTCAAAGCCTTTTATTAGCTGCTGACAACGTGGATCTATAAGAAATGCTGGCTTTCCTTCTGTCATTTTCTGTAATTGTGACGCAACACTCTCTAATCTTAGGTCAACAGAATTAGACGGAGCAGGAAAAGCACGCAAACCAGCACCACGCAGTATGTGAAAGGGCGTTGATTCATCAGTCTGAGCGCGGAAATCACCAGCAGGGTCGCCATATATAAATACCTCCGAACAAGTTGAGAACCTAGTAGCTATCTCTTGGCGCAAAACCTCTGCAAATCTAACGATACCCATGTCAAATGCAACGATTTCTTGCTGTATTAGCCACCTACCACGTACCTTTTGCCCCATTGTAGCAGCAGGTGTAAGCCCAAAATCTATACCAATGTATAGGGGAAGCCCTGCAGCGATAGGTATTTCCTCTTTTGCTACGTGAATATCGCTAGCAAACATCTGATAGATAGGTTTACCATCTTGGATAGAGCCTAATTTATTCATAACGTATACGTCAATCCAGCTTTTTGTCTTACCGCGTATCAAATTAGGGTAGTAATCCTGACGCATATACTCCCTATTCTCTGCTACATCGTTAGGAACGTAGTCATCTATCTCGCCATCTTCGTCAAACTTCTCAATCATACCGCTAGGTTGGGTATAAAACGACCAGTTGTCGGGTTTAACTAGCATTTTCGCCTGTTCTCTGGGGATATGATCAGGTACTGGGACTTCGCCAGACATGATAGGCCACCAATGATCTTCCTCTGGAGCGTTGGTATCACAGATAACACCTGTCCAAGTAGCTCCGCCATCACGCATAGAGGGAAAACGACCTACACGCATGGTACATGCATCGATAATTGACTTAGGAATCTCTCTAGCTTCGTTAACCCATATGCCTGTCAGCTCCAAAGATAGCAATTTCTTGACATCTTCTGGCCTATCAAGTGCTAAGAAGAGGACTTCAAGCTCCAGATCACCTTTTTTTATCATATGTGTATAGGGAACTGACCAAGTAAACTTGCCCCATTGTTCTTCTGGGAACCAATCAAGCCATGTTTTTATGGTTGTAGTCTTTAACTGTGGGTTTGTATTACGGATTATTGCCCATCTGCTGCGGCGTATCCCTTGTTTATTAGGCTTCTGCGCTAGTGCGCGTCTAAAAATTTCTACGCAACAGGATACTGACTTGCCAGAACCAACAGGCCCACGAATGCCACGAAAAAATGTGTCATCTTTCATGAATGCTTTAACAACTTCGCCATCTGGCCTGTATTTAAAATCTATCACTTATCTAATATCTTATTATCTATGCCAACTTTAATCATTCTTGCTGCAATTTCGGGGCCAATAGCCTCAATAATTTTATCAGCTTCGTGATCTGTCTGAAAATCTTTAGGATGATGCTTCATATGTACGATCCGCACCACCCTACGCAATGTATCGCGCTCTTTAGGCTGCAATGTATTTAGAAAACTCACAGTTACTTTTCCTTTTTAAAGGGTGTCGCTCTAGTTTTTCGTTCTTTCTTAGGCTTTGCTGCCTCTTTTACCTCTAGCAGAGGCTTAGAATCGCGTGTGCGCGTCTTTCCAGAGTAAGTATTGCCAGCTAATTCGTGTGTGTCACCCACATATGGGTCACCATTTTTAAATGTCCAAGCCATTATTTATCCTTTTT